GTGGGGCCAGGATACAGCGCAGCCGGACTGGCGTAGCTGGCAAATGCCGTCAACCGTCGGTGTACTGGCGCAGTCTGAGATTGACGAAATGCGACGCGCCATGCCAGAACGTGTGTTCCGGCAGGAAATATTAGCCGAGTTCCTAGAGGACGGCGGCGGGGTGTTCCGGCGTGTCAACGAGGCTGCGACGGCCACAGCGTTGGAGCGTGGCGAGGCGGGCGGGCAGTACGTTATCGGTGTGGACTGGGGCAAGCTGAATGACTGGACAGTCGTCACCGTGTTAGACGCTGATTCCAGGCGCATGGTGCATCTGGATAGGTTCAACCAGATTGACTACGCCGTGCAGCTTGGCCGATTGCAGGCAGTGTGCCAACGCTTTGCGCCGTATGCGTTGGTAGTGGAGCGCAACAGCATCGGGGAGCCGCTGATCGAACAGTTGCAGCGGCTTGGCTTGCCAGTAGTGCCGTTCCAGACAACCAACGCAACAAAGGCGCAGATTATTGACGCGTTGGCACTAGGGTTTGAGCAAGGCGCGCTGTCTATTCTGTCTGAGCCGGTGTTACTTGGAGAACTAATGGCGTACGAAATGGAGCGCACCGGCACGGGGCTACTGCGCTATGGTGCGCCCGACGGCGGGCATGACGACTGTGTAATGTCACTGGCGTTGGCATGGTATCAAATCGCCGGGGCGCAAACGTGGTTACTGGCATAGGGGGATAAATAAAATGTCTTGGACGGTAGCGGCGGGAAATTTTAACAGCAGCGGAGATAACACCATTGTGGCCGCGCCGGGTGCGGGCTTCCGGCTGCGCGTCAAGTATCTGTGCATCCAAAACGAAACCAGCACGTCTACCACACTGCTGGTTAAGTGGGGCGAGACAATCAGAGGGCGCAAGGTGCTAGAAAGCGCGTCGGTAGGATATGACTATTATGGCGAGCGTGGCAACGAGTGGTTATTGCCTGCGAATACTGCGCTAATTGCCAACCTGAGCGGAGCCAACACTCACAACTATGAATTGCAGTATCGGGCGGAGGCAATCCAGTGAACAAGCGCATAAGCGTTTTACGGCGGGCAATCAACCGGCAAAAATTGACGGGGACATATGAGGAAATCGCAGCGGCATTGAACGCGCGGCCGCTGGTTGACAATCCCGTGCCGCAGGGCATGGTGACGAAGTGGCCGCAACTGCTTGACGCGCTGGGATTGCTCACCGACGCAGAGCGCGCCAAGCTGCGCGACGTGCCATCCTGGTTCGTGACAATGGTTATCAACGCATTGGGCGCGCAGGATGCGGCGGCGTTGACTGCGCACGTTGGCCTGTTGGCCGACTGGCAAATCATCGGCAATCCGACGGCGCGCAAGCTGCGCAATTTGCTCTCCGAGACGCAGCCAGACGCCACCTGGAGCGCGCAGGTTCCAGGCAAATCGTGGGCCGATGAGAACTGGCGCGGGCGCGTGACAGAACAGGACGTGCAGGCGGCGATGAATCGGCGGCAGGAGAGTGGCGATGCTGAGTAACGGCATCCATATCGGGCTGCGCGGCGGCGTGCGGTTGACGGGCGGCGGTGGGGAAACGCCGTGGTGGTTGGCGGGCGGCATTAGCGCAGGAAATGTAGTGGCGGTGTACCAGCCCAAAGGCGCGGCGAGCTTGGCTGCGTCTTACGTCAACCTGGCGAATCCTGGAACATACGACGCCGCGCCGGGGGTTGCGCCGACATTTGACACGGCGACGGGGTGGACGTTTAACGGCAGCACGCAGTATTTGACGACGGGGATTGTGCCGGTCAACAACCAGACGTGGACGATAATGGTGCGCTTTTCGGACGCGCCGGCAGCCGGTACGTTTCAGAGCATCGCGGGGTTGGGCTGGGCTGGAGGCCAGGGTTTTATGTTGGCGATCACGACGGCTACGTCGCGCCGGTCGTATTATAGCGGCTCACTGGTGCATGTGGGCATACTTACCCAAAACGGCGTCATGGCAATCGCGGGCAACCAGGGGTATTACAACGGCGTAGCGAATGGCGCGACCATTTCTGCCGCCGCGTTTACCAACACGTTCGCGCTCGTCATTGGCGCGCTAAATCAAGCCAATTCAATCGTGTCATTTTTCAACGGCAAAATCCAGGCTGCGTTTGTCGCCTCCTCCACGCTCACCGCGGGCCAGGTGGCGGCGTTATCGACGGCGATGGCGGCGTTGTGACATGCAATTATCGGCGGGATGTGAGGGCGTATGAGCGCAACACTGTTTGACGGAATTAAATCGGTACGGCTGGACGATTTACCGCCGGAGGCGTGGCGCGTCATCGCGGGCGACAGCGACACATCCGCCGAGGCGCAGCGGCTATATGAAACCGTGGCCTTCCTCTATCGCTGCGTTGAAGTGCGCGCCAATGCGTTGGTGGCGTTACCCTGGGCTGTGCAGCGCAATGACGTTGACGTGTGGATTCATAACGACGGAGCCGCACCCGCAGAGTTGGCCGCGTTGTCGGATATTCCCGACTTGCTGTGGCAGACTGAGGCGGCCATGTGTCTGGCGGGCGAGGCGTTCTGGCACAAAATCGAAACACGCGCGCGCCGCCTGTTGGAAGTGCGGTGGCTATCCCCGTCAACAATTACGCCGGTTTGGGACGCGGACGCCGGACTAATCGGGTACAAGCGCGCGCTGCCTAATCGCGCACCGCAACCGATGAGCGTGGAAGAGGTTGTGCATTTCTGGCTTCGAGGAATGCACGAAACCAAACCACGCCGCTCACCGGCAGAGGCCGCGTCAATCGCAGCGCGCGTTATCTATAACACTGATTTGTTCACTGCCGGATTCTTTGAGCGGGGCGCAATCAAGGCGACGCTGCTAACGGTAGACGGCAATCCGCTACCGGCAGAGCGCGAGCGTATCAAATCGTGGTGGCGTCGCTTTATGGCGGGCGTCAAAAATGCGTTTACGGCTGAGGTAGTCGCGGCGTCTGTCAAGCCCGTGGTAGTCGGGGACGGTATTGGCGAGCTTGCCAACACTGCGCTCACTGCCGAGAAGCGCGAGGATATCGCCACGGCGATGGGCGTACCGCACAGCCTGGTGTTATCCAACGCGGCCAACTATGCCACGTCACAGCAGGACGAACTGAATTTCTATAATCTGACGATTGTGCCAGAGGCGCGACTAATCGAGCGGCAGATCAATCGTCAACTGTTTGAGCCGCTGGGGTTGCAGTTTCAATTCCGGCCTGAGGAATTGTCCGTATACCAAGAGGACGAAACGCAGCGCGCGCAGGCGTTCTCGCTGTACGTCGGAGCGGGCATTCCGCTGGGTACGGCGGCGCAGATTCTTGGCGTATCACTGCCCGACGGCATGGAATACGACGATCTAAACGTTGCGCCACAACCAGCTCAGCAGCAAGCAGAACAGCCAACGCCGGACGTGGAAGAGGACGACAGCGACAATGAAGCTGTGAGACGTGTAGAGTTGCGCAGGTTGCGGCGGTGGGCTAAAGGCAAGCGACAGCCGGACGTTGACAAATTCAACAGCGACGTGTTGAGCCGTGCCGACAAAATGGCTGCGCTGGGATTAACCGACACGGGGGAGGCAGCCACGGCGCACGATTTTTTTCCTGGGACGATTACCCCGGCTTCGTTAAAGGCAATGATTCTGCGGTTGGATGATGACGACGACGAAGCAGAGCAGCGCATTCGGGTTGGCGTGGAGAAGCGCACCAAGCGCGCGCTAGAATCCGCAATGGATGACATTGTGCGAGAAATCACAAGGCGCGCGCCGCGTGACACTGAGGAAACTGTCAACATCGTGCGCCAAAATTTCGCCAGTGATTCGGAAATGTACGAGGCACTAAACCGGGCGTTGCAGGATGGCGTTGATTTGGGCGTAAGCGTTGCGGTGAATCAGTTGGAGAATGTTGGGTTCGGGTTTGACTGGACGCTAGTCAACACCGACGCGCGCAATTGGGCAACGTCCTATGCGGGTGAGTTGATTCGCAATATCGAACAAACTACCGTCAACAGCGTGCGGCAAAGCGTATCACGTTGGATTGATAACGGTGAGCCACTCCAGGCATTGATTGACGATTTGCGGCCAACGTTTGGAGCGCAGCGCGCCGAGCTAATTGCATCCACCGAGGTAACACGGGCGTTTGCTGAGGGTAGCACGCGCGCATACCAGGCAACGGGCGTTGTGGGCGAAATCGAATGGCAGACTGCGCGTGACGAGCGTGTGTGTCCTGTGTGCGGCCCGCGCCACAGCAAGCGCAGCACGTTAGCGGCGCGTGAGGTAGACGGCATAGGCATTCCGGCGCATCCTCGCTGTCGGTGTTGGTGGGTTCCGGTGGTAGCATGAACGTTGAAGGTTTGGAACAACTATTCCGGCGGCTAAACACCGTGCAGGCTCAGAACGTGCTGCGCGTGCCGATGAATCGAGCGGTGTTGCGCATCCAGGCGGATATGCAGAGATACCCAGCGCAGCGGCCAAACAGCAGCTATCGGCGCACGGGTACGCTTGGCCGTTCCTGGACATCAACAGTAGACAATCTCGGTGACGGCATTCGCGGGCGCGTCGGCAATCGTGTGAAATACGCGCCATTCGTGCAATCGAGCATGTTCCAACGGCCTGTGCATCGCCGCCGGTGGCAGACAGATCGCATTGTGTTGAACCGACAGCGGGGCGCAATCCAGGCGGACTTTGCGCGGGCAGTCAATCAAGCGTTAGGAGGCAAACAATGAGTGCAACAGTCGAAATCAAAGCGGTGACTGAGGATACCGTCACCGTCGCCGGGTATGGCGTGCTGTTTGGCGGTACTGATTTGGACGGTGAAACGTTCCACCAAGATACCGAGTTCATGCTTGACTTGGTTCCTGCAAAGCTGGTGCTGTACGATCACGCGCGCGGCTCGGTGCGCCACGTTATCGGCAAGACGACAACCGTCACGCCGGACGAGCGCGGGCTGTGGGTTGAAGCGGAATTGAACCGTCACACTGATTACGTTGAACAGGTTATGACGCTGGTAAAGGCGGGCGCGTTGGGTTGGTCTTCGGGCAGCGTCGGCCATTTGACGCAGCGCAGCGGCAAGAGTATCACGCGCTGGCCTATTATCGAATTTTCCCTGACACCGACTCCCGCGGAACCGCGGACTGTCGGTGTTGAGATTATCAAATCGTTGGCAGATGTAGACGAATCGTATAGACTGTTATTGCCGGAGGACGCTATCGCTCTAGCCGAGGATGCGTCGGTGCAAACAGACGTTGTTAAGACAAGCGCATTGATTCATGTGGAGGATACAGTGAGCGAAGAGCGCGCGACTCCCGAAGTCGCTGAGGCCGAGCAGGTTAAGTCCCTGAACAACCGGCTCGACGCGTTGTCGGAAACGATGGCGCAGGTTTTGCAATTCATGCAGGATAGCCCGAAAGTGAAGTCAGCGGGCTATTTCACCGAGGATGGCGGCGCGGCGGACGCTAACGTCAAGAGCTTTGGCGACTGGCTTATGGCCGTGCGCCGCAATGACGTCACCCGTCTGGCGAAGGTGTACAAGTCCGTTGGCACTAAGGATATGACGCTCGGCACGGGCACGCAGGGCGGCTACCTGGTTCCGCCTGAATACGGCACGCGCCTTATGCAGTTGGCCGCTACGCAGTCGCAGATTACCGGGCGCGTCACGCTGATTAACGTCAACAGTGACAGCGGCGCGTATCCTGTGCTGGATCAGTACATTGTGCCAACTGCCGG